ACGAAGTGGTTCGTCCTTTACTAAAGCAACACAAGAATAGAGTAGAAGGCACCCAATGGGAAGTGGCTCGAGCTCTAGGTGAATGGTTAGAGCCATATCGTCAAGATTGTGCTACTGTATGCTATGACTATAATCTAGATTGGTATCTAATGGCAGACTTACTTAGAATGTTGCCCGAAGAAGATCAACCCGACTTTTTAACAACACGAATGATCTGGGGCGACTTGGATCAACAAGCAATAGAATATTACTGGGCAGAAGCCGATGCATTTGGTCATAAGCAACATCACGCACTTTATGATGCACGTGGCAATAAGTATGGCTACAAACCCTTAATAAGAAAACGACAAGACGAACAAGATGTATAGAGTATATTGGACTGAAGGTGATAGACCCAACCAGCCTTGCATGGCTAATTTTGATGAGTTAACGAAAGCTCTAGAATATGCACAGATGCTAAGATCATGTGGGTACAATTTTGTTACCATGTGTAGCGAAGATCCTAACTCTGTGGGCAAGCCCGGGGTCGATAGTGTCATTGACGGTGTGCTACCCGACGGTAATGTTTACGAATGGAAGATGCGGAGAACACAATGAAAATGTATATTTGTATTAAGGACAATGTTGCCGCTGGTATGGCAATGAATGCCGCGGCACATGCTGCATTGATGTGCCACTTGGAATTCACTGAAGATCCGGATTATGAATACTGGTTGGAAAAATCTTTTAAGAAAGTAACTTGTGCAGTAACTCCTGCAGAGTTTGCGTTGCTTAAAGGCGTGGATAAGCAGGTAGTGGTAACAGAAAGTAAAATGGACAATGCTGAACTAGCAATAGTACTATGTCCCAGGTCAGACAAAGAATGGCCGGAATTTGTAAACTTACTAAGACTTTGGAAATAAAATGGCAAATATTAAAATCAACGGCAAAGCAACTAAGACTAAAAAAGCGGCACCACGTACTAGCGCCATGCTAGATGAAAAGTACACAGGCGATGAGCCTAAGTGGGATACTGAACGTGCTGAAAAGTTTGATGATGCCACATTTGACAATCATATGCGTCGTAGTTTTTTCTACTACAACTATTTCTTTAATCAGAAAGACTTTAAAAAGTATGTGATTGAATGGATGAAGAACCCCGAGTACGGTTTTACAGCCGACGATGTTAAAACATTTAGTCGTAGCCCGGATCGTGCAATCGAAATGACAGCATGTAGTCTTATTAAAGCACACAAGCAAGGCATGCCATTCCGCGGACGCCACATAGAATACATTAAAGAATCTATTGCAAAAGCTATTAACAGCACAGCAGAAGAAGCGGTTGAAGAAGTAGTAGTTGAGGCACCTAAGGCCTATGTTCCTACTATTCAAGATCGCTTAAATGAAAAGACAGCCGACACAATCGGCGAACTAGAAGGACACTACGATGAGTTTATTAAGAACCCTGACTATAACTTTAAGCCTTACGATTATCTTGTGGCTAATAACGTTCCCCAAAGTCAACTTAGCAAATACGAAGCAGTATATCAAGCAAGGTTTGACGAGCTTAAACAAGCATTTGGAAAAGAAGACGAGCAACTAACAGAAGGTTACAGTCACTATAAGACAGCAGACTATAAGCGTATCTTTGCTTTTATTGATCAAATCCTAAACGACATTATCCAATACCGTGGAGTTAAGAAAGCAACTAAGAAAGTACGTGCTCCTAAGAGTGTAAGCAAGGAAAAAGTAGTTAGCAAGCTCAAGTATGCTAAAGAAGATAAGGTAATGCGCCTGATTAGTATTAATCCTGCAGACATCATTGGTGCCCAAGAGCTATGGGTTTATAACACTAAAACACGTAAGCTAGGCAAGTATGTAGCTGACAGTTTAAAAGGACCTCTAAACGTCAAGGGAACCGGCATTATCGGCTTCGATGAGCACAAATCCACGTCTAAAACACTCCGTAAACCTGAGGAAAAGCTCAAGGAGTTTGCTAAGGCTACTAAGATACAGTTACGCAAGTTCTTAGAAGATATTAAAGCAACTGAAGCTAAACTTAACGGACGTATTAACGCAGAAACCATACTACTCCGCGTACAGTAATAAATACTGTATAACGGAGTAATACATGGCCACACCATACCCAGGTAGTTTAACAGCCGAAACTGGCTACGATAGCAAAAATAACATAGAAGCAGAAAGTCTTTATGACCCTGCTACAGGTACCCAGACTGGCGCACACATTGCGTTCCCGGGTAACCCTACTGTTACTAATCCTGGTGTAGTAGATCCCAACTGGGAATACGGCAATACCACAGACTCGATGCGAGCAAGCATTGTTGACTATATTCGTATGCGCTTAGGCGATGGCATTGTTGACGTAGAACTTGAAAAAGAACACTACGAAATGGGCATCAATCAAGCACTAATTAGATACCGTCAGCGTGCTCAAAACTCTGTAGAAGAAAGCTATGCACATCTACAGTTGATGCCAGAAACACAAGAATATATACTACCTAAAGAAGTGCAAACAGTACGTGCGATTTATCGCCGTGGTATTGGTAGCGTTACAGGTACAACTGCCAGCCAGTTTGAACCGTTTGCAAGCGGTTACTTAAACACTTATATGTTGGTAGCAGGTCGTGTTGGCGGATTAACCAACTACGAGCTATTTGTGGACTATCAAAAGCTAGCCATGCGTATGTTTGGCGGCTTTATGAACTACACATTTAACCCTGTTACTAAAAAACTAACAGTGGTTCGTAAAATGCCTAACCAAGGCACTAACCCACCGTTAAGCGAACAAGAATCGGTATTGCTTTGGATGTATAACACTAAGCCAGATCAAATGATCTTTAACGATACCTACGCATTTCCTTGGATTCAAGACTATGCTTACAGTTTCTGTAAGCGTATACTAGGACAAGCATACAGCAAGTTTAGTAGTATTGCTGGCCCACAAGGCGGAGCAAGCCTAAATGGCGCCGCAATGGTACAAGAAGCTGAAACAGAAATGACCCAGTTGCTAGATGACTTGGCCAAGTACGTAGATGGAAGCCAACCGTTAACTTGGATAACGGGCTAGTTGACTTAACCCGTATTTTATGTAATAATGCTCCCATAACACGGAGCATTTTTTATGATCATTGGCGTATGCGGTTTTATTGGGTCAGGTAAAGACACTATTGCTGACTATCTAGTAGGTTTTCATGGATTTCGCAGGGACAGTTTTGCTGGCACTCTTAAAGATGCTGTAGCGGCTGTATTTGGCTGGGATAGAGAGTTGTTAGAAGGCCGTACACCCGAAGCACGTGCTTGGCGCGAACAAGTAGATCCATGGTGGGCCGCCCGCTTAAACATGCCAGACTTAACTCCACGCTGGGTATTACAGTACTGGGGCACAGAAGTATGTAGGAAAGCATTTCATGATGATATTTGGATTGCTGCCTTAGAAGCACGTCTAAGCCGTCGCAGTGATAATACTGTTATTAGCGATGTACGCTTCCCTAACGAAATAGCAAGTATTCGTAATGCCGGCGGTAAGATTGTCTGGGTTAAGCGTGGTGAGTTGCCAACATGGTACCACTTAGCAGTAAACGCTAATACCGGTGCCCCTGTTGCTCAAGAAATGCTCAAAGACTTGGGTGTACACGTCAGCGAAACAGCTTGGGTTGGCACAAACTTTGATGTTACTATTGACAACAACGGTACCATTGAGGAACTATATACCAGTATTAAAAGTCTGGTACTATAGGAGCAGGCTTCCAAGGCATTTTGCCCCCTGCTAGTTCAATACGACAGTTAGCACAAATAGTTTTTAAATTAAAGCTATTTGTGTTTTTTAAATTCCCATCTACGTGAAATACAAACAACTGCTTAGTTGGTAGCTTGGCTTTAAAGTTACACATTTCACAGCGTTCCTTTTTCTTATAGCCAGACTTTGCCCACAGCGGAGGTGGCTCCTTGATTTTCTTGCCTTTTCTAATACAACTAGCGCACATACTTCTATAGTGCGTAACGCCTTCACGTATATAGTTAACAGCGACTAGGTTATCACGGCATACGGTGCATAAATCACGATTGATCATACTGTATTTAACCCTCAAACCTTTGCAAAGGCTCCTGTAACCCACGGAAAATATACCTTTATTATAAATAACTATAACATGTAATATAAAGGAATATAACCATGGCACTAGTTTCCCCAGGAATTCAGATTTCCATTAACGATCAAAGTCAGTATGTATCTAACGCAGTTGGATCAGTACCTTTGGTTGTATTAGCTACGTCAGAAAACAAGACATATAACGGAGCATTAGCTGCTGGCACAAGTAAAGCCAATGCAGGTAAACTACAATCATTTACAAGTCAACGTGACTTAGTAAGTGCTTTTGGTACACCAACATTCCGTAAGAGCGCTGCTGGTACACCAGTACACGCAGGCGAACTAAACGAATACGGTTTAATGACAGCTTATAGCGCACTAGGCCTAGGCAATCAGTTATATGCTATTCGTGCTGATATTGACTTAGATCAACTAGTTGGAACTAGTGTTCGTCCAAGCAATACACCAGCTGATGGCACATATTGGTTAGATACTATTAACACTGAGTTTGGTATTTACAGTTTAAATCGCACAGACAGCAACTTTGATCATGTAAGTCCTTTATTAATTACTGATGCTAGTCAAGTTGAATTAGACACAGATTTTGCATTTGATGTACCTAAGCCACGTGCAAGCGTTGGTGCAATGGGTTCTTATGCATTAGTATTAGTAAACCACGATGGCACAAATCCAAAACCATTGCGTTTATGGAAAAAAACAAGCACTGATTCAGTATCTGTTGACTACAACGGTCCTGGTTCAAATGCATGGGTACAAGTTGGCTCAACAGCATGGCAATATAGCGTGCCTGTAGTAACTTCTCTTGCTAGCCCAACACTTACATCTGGTACAACTTTAATCATTAACGGTCACACAGTTACTTTAACTGGTACTACAGTTAGCTCATTGGCTACAGACATTAATACATCTGCTATTACTGGTGTACGTGCTGCTGCTGTTGGTACTAAGTTAGCATTGTTCTGCACTAGCGCCGCAACTAGCGGTAAAATTGCTATTGCGTCTGGTACAATGAACGTTAATACAGTATTAGGTATTGCCCCTGCTGACTACCATGCTCCTTACTTATTCTACGGTAACTATGCAGAGCGTCCAAGCGGTGGTTGGTATTCAGTTGATACAGCACCACGTCCAACAGGTTCTATCTGGTGGAAGCTAGGTTCAACTGGTACAGGCCTAAATGTTGTATTAAAACAATACAACGCTGCAACTGGCACTTTTGCTTCACTAAATGCTCCAGTTTATTATAACTTAAACGATGCAATCTACGGCTTAGACCCAGTAGGTGGCGGTGTTAATATTCAACACGGTCAAACAGTAGTAACTTATAGTTCATCTGACACTACATCAAACGGTTTACGTGTATTTGTACAACGTCCAAATACATCATTTGAGCCAACTGGTGAAGCAGTTGCATTTGCTGGCGCACCAGTTACATTTACAGCTGGCGATAGCTTTAGCATTGACTGGACACAGCCTGGCATTATGGAAGTTGGCGCACCTGTAACAATTACACTAGGTGAAAACTCTGGTGGTACAACAGCCGCTGATTTTGTAACAGAAATTTTAGCCGCTAATATTCCGTACGTAACAGCTGCATTAACTAGCACAGGCACAATCAGCATTACTCACGCAACAGGCGGCCAAATCCTATTAACAGAGATTTCTGGTAGCCCATTAGCTGACGCTGGTTTTGCTGCCGATGCAAACGGTCAACCAACTAAAGGTTCTGGCTATACTCAAAACATAGTTACAGGTACATTTAACATTGGTAAGTTTAACTTAATCACATCAGATTCTAACTTTAAGATTACTGATTCTGCTCCATACGCTAGCCCTGCCAACGGTACATATTGGTACTATAGCAATGCCGCTGAAGTTGACGTTATGGTTAACAACAACGGTTGGAAAGGTTACAAAAACATTTCTAGCGATGCACGTGGTTACAACTTAACTAACACAGATGATAACGGTGTTATCATTAGCGCAACACAGCCTACAAGTCAAAGCACTGGTGCTCAACTAGTTGCAGGTGACTTATGGTTAGATAGCAGTGATTTAGAGAACTACCCACGTATCTATCGTTACACAGGTACAGTTTGGTCAGCAATGGACACAACAGATCAAATCACCAGCAATGGTATTGTTTTTGCTGATGCACGTTGGGACACAAATGGTTCAGCAGATCCAATCACTGACAATCTTCCAGCAACTACAGATTTATTAACAAGCGACTACATCGACTTAGATGCTCCTGATTATCGTTTATTCCCACGTGGTGCGTTGTTATTCAACACACGTCGTTCAGGATACAACGTTAAGAAGTTTGTAACTAACTACTACAATGATGTTAGCTACCCAGATGTTGGCGCAAACAGCTTAGGTTATCCTTCTAGCTTGCCAACAGTTAAAAATGCATGGGTAAGCGCAAGTGGCTTAAACGATAACGGTTCAATGAAAGCTGGTACAGCTGCTCAAAGAGCTATTGTTGTTGCTGCACTATCTAGCGCAGTTGACAGCAACTTAGAAATCCGTGAAGATTTATATCAGTTTAACTTGTTAGTAGCTCCTGGTTACCCAGAGTTAATTGACAACTTAGTAACATTAAACACTGACCGTGGCGAAACAGGTTTTGTTATCGGTGATACACCAATGACATTGCCAGCAACTACAACAGCAATCAGCAATTGGAACAGCAACACAACAGGTAATGGTTTAGCAACAGCTAGCCCATACTTAGGTGTTTACTACCCAAGCGGTGTAACAACTGACTTAAGCGGTAACACAGTGGCAGTTCCTCCAAGCTATGCAGTATTGCGTACATTCTTGTACAGCGATAACGTAAGCTATCCTTGGTTTGCTCCTGCTGGTACACACCGTGGTCTAGTAAGCAACATCCAAGACGTTGGCTATGTTAATGCTAACACAGGTGCTTGGGTACACAACTCAATTGGACAAGGTTTACGTGATGCATTATACACATTAAGCATCAATCCTATTACACAGTTACCAGGTGTTGGTATTGTAGTATGGGGTCAGGAAACTAAGTCTGGTAGTTCTACAGCACGTAACCGTGTAAACGTAGTTCGTTTAGAAAACTACTTAAGAAACATTTTCAAGTCAATTGCAAATGGCTTCTTATTTGAACCAAACGATCAGATTACACGTAAATCAATTGCGACACAGATTGAAAGTTCATTGAACGACATTCTAAGCAAGCGTGGTGTTTACGACTTCTTGGTAGTATGTGATGGTACAAACAACACATCTAGCACTATTGCTAACAACCAACTATATGTTGATGTTGCGATTGAGCCAGCACGTGATGTTGAGTTTATTTACATTCCTATCGCGTTGTACAACCCAGGTGCATTAGCAAGCCTAGGTACATCGTCAACTTAAGAATATAGATAAATAAGAGTATAGGAGAATAACATGGCCGTAGCAAGTTTAAGCAAATTTACAGTTCCACTATCAAATGACCAAAGCGCATCAAGCCAAGGTCTTTTGATGCCAAAATTAAAGTATCGTTTCCGTGCGAGCTTTTACAACTTTGGTGTTACAAATGTGACAACAGAACTAACCAAGCAAGTAGTAGATATCAAACGTCCAAACGTAACGTTTACTCCTATTACTCTTGACGTTTACAATAGTAAAGTATACCTACAAGGTAAACCAGAATGGCAAGAAACCACGATTAACTTCCGTGACGATGCAACTGGTCAAGTAAGTAAACTAATTGGTGAACAGATCCAGAAGCAATTTGACTTCATGGAACAAAGTTCAGCACCGAGCGGTATCGACTACAAGTTCCGTATGGAATTTGATATCCTAGACGGTGGCAATGGTCAAACAACGCCAACTATCTTGGAACAATGGGACCTAGAAGGTTGCTTCTTAAGTTCAGTTGACTACGGCGATATGGCTTACAACAGCAATGATGCTGTACAGATTGCTATCAACGTTCGCTTTGATAACGCTGTGCAAACAATTGGTGGTGGTGTTGGTACTACTGTATCATTCCCTAAAGGTGATAGCGTAAACTAATCACGTTTAACACATAAACAAGCCCGGATTAAAACCCCGGGTTTTTTTATGGATAAATATTATTATGAGTATTAATAGATATCTAACCCCGGCTGATGGTACACCAGTTATACGTGATTACCGCCACGCGGCTAGAATCTTCACAGATAGTAATTTTCGTTTAAGTCCCAAGTACGGTTTTCTATTTTATGTAGAATTTGTTTTTAATCCTGACATTAGTTTGGTAAGCAATAACTCACGTAAAGAATTGGGAATGATTGTTAAGAGTTGTAGTTTACCTAAGTTCACTATTGACACTAAAACACACAATGCTTACAATCGTAAAAATATTGTACAAAATAAAATTAACTACGATCCGGTAAGTATTACATTCCACGACGATCAAGCAGACAATGTAAAAAACTTTTGGTATGACTATTATAGTTTTTTCTTCCGCGACCCAGACTATGCAGACAGTACATACAATGCTGCACACAAATATCAAAGCCGTTCAAGTTTTGATTGGGGATATACTCCTCGTCCAACTGTTAACTCTGGCGTACAACCTTACCAATACATACAATCTATTAAAATTTATAGTTTGTATCAAAAGAACTTTAGCGAATACCAATTAATTAATCCTACTATTACAAGTTTTAAACACGGAGACCATGTCAACGGTGATAACAACTTATTAGAAAATCAAATGACTGTTCAATTTGAAACAGTAAAATATCTAACAGGTTACACTACAAGTAATACAGCAGGCGGCTACGTCGATCTACATTACGATAACACACCAAGTCCAATTGCACCGGCAGACGGAGTAGATTTAGTTGACAACGGAATGGGCGGATATAGTCGTGCACCAGACACAGTAACAGATATGGCCAGTTCAACTGTTTTAGTCAAAGGCGACGTTGGTATAGCACTAACACCAATTAATACTAACATTGGATCTGCATTTGCTACATCATTTGCTAGTGCTACTAGTTTTGCTGCCAGCGGCGCAGGCACAAACTATGGCGGATTTACTATTCCTACATTAGGAAGTTTAACACAAGGCATAACTAATAGTTCTATCTTGGCACAACAGGCACAAGCTAGCGCAGTTAACCTAGCTGGTACTATTGCTAACAATGCTGCCAATGGAGTGATTGGCGGACTAACAGCAGGTATAGGACAAAACGGTGGCGCTGTGGTTAATTTAGTTGCAGCCGCTATACAGAATCCTCAGGCATTGGTTGCTACAGCAACTAACATGGCCGCAGCATACGCTATGCAAGAAGTTGGCTCACGAATTACAACATTGGCCCAAGGCGGTATCGATGAATTAAGCGGCTGGATCAAAGAGGGTGTTGGCGAATTAAGTACATCGGTTGCAGAATCCTGGGCCGATCTGGTTGCTCCTGCATTTGTTCCACTTGATGGAATAGGCGGATCAGAATGGTTGTCGGGCGGTGACGGATTTATAGGTGAATAATGAATAATCAAATTACCACAGCAACTAATTTAACAGGTCCCGATACATCAGTTGACCGAGGTGATCCTCGCCGTTACTATAATAATTTTTATTCTAAGCAGTTTGAAATTGGTCCTGCCAACGATGCTATTGTTGGCTTCTTTGAGCAATATACACAAAATAAAAAATCAGCAAAAAATTTAGCCGCAGTTGTAATATACACAGCACAGGCACAAAATTTAGATCCAATGGCAGTATTGTCAGAGTTTCAACAACTACCAAAAGGTCAGCTTAATGCTTACCTTGCTGCATTTTTAAATACCAACCGCGCCCCAACCAGCATGATTGGTATTAAATCTACGACCAATACTAACCCATTGGTGTCACGTTCTGTTCTAGTCTAGCATGAGCAAATACGCACAAGGCAAATTCCAAATACAAAACCCAGACAAGTATGTAGGCAATAAAACACCTACATACCGTTCGAGCTGGGAGTTTGTTTTCATGCAGTTCTGCGACAACAATCCTAGCATAATCAATTGGGCTAGCGAAGCGGTACATATTAACTATCGCAATCCCTTAACAGGCAAAAATACTATATATGTTCCTGATTTTTTGATTACCTATCAGGATGCTAGCGGCGCCCAAAAAGCTGAACTGATCGAAGTAAAACCCAAAAAAGAAACTACCTTAGAAGGTGCTAAAAACATTCGCGATCAAGCCAGTGCCATTTTAAATATGGCAAAATGGGAAGCCGCACGTGCTTGGTGTAGAGCACACGGAATGACTTTTAGAGTAGTAACGGAAGATATGATTTTCCACCAGGGCCGTAGCAAATAAATATTGCTATGACTAAAAAATTAGAAGAACTCTTTAACTTACCATCTACGGAAGCTACTCCCGAAGAAGCAGAGCAAGTAATTGAAGAAAATCGTGATATAATCACCAAAGTCGATCTGGCTATAGACAAGATTGATATAGCACTCCCAACAGTTCGCGACTTAGACACAGCCGACAGCGAACTAGACGAATTAGCCAAGCTAGCACAAGATAAAGCCGAAGATCTAATGGATCTAGGCATGAATGTAGAACCACGTTTTGCTGGTGTTATTATGCAGACAGCTGGTGTACTACTAGGGCATGCTATTACAGCTAAAACTGCTAAACTAGATAAAAAACTTAAAATGGTCCAGCTACAACTAGCTAAGGCCAAGCACGATCATCAAGTTAAAAAAGACGCAGGTAAATCCCAAGACGAAGACGAGCCAATTGATGGCAAGGGTGTAGTTTTGGACCGCAACGAATTACTAAAAACCATCTTGGGCAAGCAGGACAAATAACCCAATTTGTATAAATATAGAATATAGGATATAATGATGAAACCATTCCAAACTTACATTGCAGAATTAAACAAGCCATACGAGTTCCGTATTAAAATGGCCACAGTAAACCCAAACGATGTTATGGATCGTATTAAAAACGCTTTAGAGACATACCAACTAGAAAGCGTTAGTGCTGTTAAAAGCATGCCAATCCAAGAACACCGTGAGTTCCCACAATGGGGTCCTTGTGAGTGCTGGACATTTGATATCAAAGTAGCATATCCTGTAACCGTGCCACAGATTCGTCAAACTATTAAAGAACGTGCTCAGTTAAATCCAGACTGGATTGTTGTGCGTAACTTAAATGAAGCTGAGTTCAATGATGAAGCAGAAGCGTACGGTAAAGACCACACAGGTGCATTACTAGACGAAACCGAATTACAAGATGCGCCAGGCGCACAAGAACTAGCTGGCCAAGTACGTGTTGGTAGTTTATTAAAAGAATTAGAAAGCCGTAAGTTTGAGTTTGCCGCAACTGGTGAAACAACAGGCGCAATGACATCTGAAGATGCGGGCACAACTAGTCCAGTTGGCACACACCAGAACAAAGTTTACAAGGCAAAAGGTTAAGACAATGAGCAACAATAGCAATAACATTTATAACATCTTGGGTAAGTTAGAAGCACTAAAGCCAACTGCACAAGAAAAGCATGATGCAACAGTAAAAGCAATTTACGAAAGCGTTGAAGCTCAAGGTTCTATCATTGAAGGCGTTGATGCTATTCAAGCTAAACTAGCACAACAGTTTGCTGAAAGCATTGATGAAAAGGCTCCTCCTGGTGCTAAAGCTGAACGTATGGTTAAGGGTATTAAAAAATCTTTAAGCAAAGACGGTCACTTGTCAGATAAAGACAAAGCTATTGCATACGCTACAACTTGGAAAGCTCATAACAAAGGTCAAGTTGAAGAAGGTTGTACATGCAACGAAGGCGCTTGTGCTATGCACGAAGAGTCTGAACAGTTCCACAGTGATCGCGTTGCTTTACTTGGTAAAGTAAACAAAGTTATTCAAGGTATTCAAACTCCAGAGCAATATAAAAATTCATTAGGTTTTGTTAAACGTGCCTTTCAAAAGTTAAACGATCAACCTGGCGGCCCTGAGTTTAGTTCTAAAGCTATCCAGCGTATTCAGCAAGATGCAAGTGCTCTTAAAGCAGACCTAGATGCTAAAGCTAAAGAACTTGGCATCGAGCCACAACACTTCTTAGAAGCAGAAATCACTCGTAAGCCTGGTGTAACAACACACCGCAAAACTGATTTCCCTGGCTACCCAGCTGATGATATCAATGATCCGGACGCAGAGCCAACAGATCGCAAGCGCGGTCGTCCACGCAAGCATGCTGCTAAAGCGCCAACAGGATTAGGCCGCGGTCGCCCAGTTAAAGCTAAAGCACCAACATTCAGTAAACAAGCTGATCCATTTGGCCGTGTTAGTGGTGCAGTACCTAAAGGCGAAAAAGGAAAAGTACATACTATGGCTGAAAGCATGAATCGTTTAGAGCGTCGTTTAATTGAAGGCGTTAACTTTCAGAAGATGGCAGAAGAAACAAATCAAACCATTGATGAGTTAATGAATGATTTGCAAAACGATATTAAAGAATACAAAGCTACTGGACATTGCAGTGACATATTAAAAGACTTTATGCAAGTTCATGCACATAGCAAAAAACAAGTTGCAGCTGAAGCAGGTATTGGGCATGATTTAGTTAGCCCAGAGCAACGTGTAGCACAAGCTACTCCACAAAAGCCTGGTATTATGGGTGCTGTTAAGGATGTAGCACAAGGTGCAAGTAACTGGTTACAAGGTAAACCTGAAACAGGTGCAACATACGAAGAAGTTACAATGGAAGACGAGCTAAATGAACTAGCACGTTTAGCTGGTGTAACAACTTCAGAAGGCAATGCATTTACTGGCAAACTAAAAGATACACCTAAGGGTAGCGAGTTTGAATTAGATGGTAAAACATTTAAAGATACTAGCTCATTAGGCGAAGCCGATTTGGAAGAAGAGTCTCCTAAAGCAGACAAAGATTACGACCAAGATGGCGAAGTTGAAAGCGAAAAAGATGAAGTTATTGGCTCACGTCGTAAAGCCGCAGGCTTAGATGAAAGCACAAGTTTTGACGGTGGCGATTCTAGCGATTTTAACATCAGCACAAACATGAGCAGTGACGGTGACAAGAATGTTACAGTTACAGCTACAGGCGAGCATGCCGCAACATTGTTACAAATGTTACGTATTGCTGGTCTAGGCGGTAGCGATGCTGCCCAAGCATTACAACAGCCACAAGCAGAACCAGAAATGGGCGATGCTGAAGTTGTAGTTATTGGCGAACCAGAAGAAGTAATGGACGAAGAAGGTATTGAAGTTGATCATCCAGCCCAAGAGCCAGCTAATGCTCCACACGAAAAGTATGGCACAATCAAAAACATTACCACACAAGGTGATGACATGAATCGTGAAAAGAGCCAAGACCCTGCTACAGCTAACAAAGCTGCTAACCCAATGACTAATGCACAAGGCGTACTTAAAGCTGTAGCGCAGTTAGAATCAAAGTTAGCTGAAGAATACGAGAGTATTAAAAAAGTTAGCAAGTAATGAAAATTAACGAAATCATTGCTGAAGGTCGAACTAAGTTTCGGAAAGGACTCACAAAAGGATCCCCCGGATTAAAATCTTATCCAGACCTTGACAACGGCAATGTTCCGTACTTGCAATACCGTATGGGTCTTGCAATGGCATCCGCACCAGATAGAATGGCAGACGAATCCGGCCCAACAGCTAGTCAGTTTTTAACTATCAGCTACACAGAAGCTGACGAAGAGATTCTTAATGTTGCATGTAAAGCAATGGGAATTGGTTCAGTAAAACAAGGTAGCTCCAAATCAACTGAGTTAGACTCTACACATAAACAAAGTCCCATGCAAGCTCGCGGGCCGATTGCTCTTAAAAAGAAAAAATGAAACAGTATCGCATAACACAAGCGGATTTTGTGTTGCCGGGTGAAACAGGCGACGCCAATGCCGTTATGGATGCACAAGATTTAGCTGAAATTAAAAAGCTAGCTGGCATTACAGGATTACTTGAAGCTGAAGCAGGTGTGTACACAGGACAAAATACTGTGCCGCAAGCAGGCGAAGAGGGTATTGAAAGCCCAGTTGGTAGTAATATTAGTTTTACTGCCAAAGAGCGTAGAGAATTAGAAAAAGAGTTTCATGCACAACCAGGAACTGATTTGTGGTTCCTAATTAACTTTACTAAGCCTTACTTCAATGGTAGTCTAAGAAGTAAAGTTGAGGAATACTTAAAGCAACACCCTGAGTATCGCCCTCGTTCATTCCCCAACAACGACTAAGCAGCTTCTAGCTTGTCTCTTCCTAAGTATTGATACCAAGACTCTTGCTTGACGCTAAACGGCATTTGTTTCCATTTGCCTACTAGGCTATAGTAGTCTGGCTTGTAAGGTTTCATCTTAGGTTTGATTAACTTGCTACCTTTATCGTGATTGCATGACTTACAACTAGTAACACAGTTTTCCCAGTTAGTTTTGCCGCCAGCACTACGTGGAATAACGTGATCGATAGTTAAATCTTCGTAGTCAAACACATCTTCACAATATTGACATTCAAACAAGTCGCGCATGTACAAGTTGTAACGGCTAAACTTAACATTCTTTTTGTAATGGAAGTAATCTTTAGTCACACAGATACTAGGCACGTTAATAGCCAAACGCTCAGAGTGTATAATCCAATCTGGGTATGTTTCAATCACATGGACACGACCTAAATACATTAATTTAATAGCGTGTTGCCAGTTGATAACACTTAGCGGTAATACGCTAATTGGCTCGTAGTTAGAGTTAAGTAATAGTGTGTCAGACATTTGATAAACCGTTTGTTATTTGATGTTAAATACTATATGCTATTATAGCATAAAAATATATATGAGTAAAGACCTAGAATCAGCCATTATTAAAACGCCGTATAAGAAAATGTCTTATACTGAGCACCAAATACGGGAACTTGCCCGTTGTGCTGACCCGGTGACCGGCGCACGTTACTTTATGAGTAATTATTTCTTTATTCAGCATCCAACTAAGGGCAGTATCCAATATCACCCATTTGAGTATCAAGAACGCTTGATCGATGCTTATCACCAAAACCGTTATAGTATATCATTGATGCCACGTCAAACGGGCAAGTCAACAAGTGCCGCAGGCTACTTGTTATGGTATGCTATGTTTGTTCCAGATTCAACTATCCTTGTAGCGGCACACAAATATATTGGTGCTCAAGAGATTATGCAACGTGTTCGTTATGCATACGAGAACTGCCCGGACTTTATTAGAGCGGGTGTAACAAGTTACAACAAAGGCTCACTGGACTTTGAAAACGGTAGTCGTATTGTAAGTCAAACAACAACAGAAAACACAGGTCGTGGTATGTCTATATCACTACTATACTGTGACGAGTTTGCGTTCGTTCGTCCTACTATTGCCAGTGAGTTCTGGACTGCTATTACTCCAACACTAGCAACTGGTGGTAAATGTATTATTACATCAACACCAAACTCAGACGAAGATCAGTTTGCACAAATTTGGCGCCAAGCCAATAACTGTTTTGACGAGTTTGGTAACGAAACTCCGTTGGGTAAGAACGGCTTTAAAGCATTTCGCAGTAACTGGCGCGAACATCCGGATCGTGATGACAAGTGGGCCGCGGAAATGCTGGCACAGCTGGGAGAAGAACGTTTCCGTCGAGAGATGGAATGTGAATTTATTATTTTCGATGAAACACTAATTAATCCACTGCACCTTGCTGAAATGGCCGGTATTGATCCTATAGAAAAACAAGGACAAATACGTTGGTACAAGCGTCCCGAGCGAGATAAAACTTATGTGGTGGCACTGGACCCAAGTCTTGGTACTGGATCAGACCCTGCGGCTATACAGGTATTTGAAATGCCAGGTCTTAAACAAGTGGCTGAGTGGAGTCATAATAAAACGATTGTGCAACGTCAGTGTGTTATCTTAAAAGAGATATGCGGGTACCTAGCAGAAGTTGCGGGTAACAATAATGTCTACTATTCTGTTGAAAACAACACCCTAGGAGAAGCTGCCTTAGTTGCAATCAATGAACTTGGCGAAGAAAATATTGCAGGTACATTCTTAAGCGAACCTAAAAAGGGCGCTGTAGGGGTTAGATATCGCAAAGGCTTTACCACAACCAATAAGAGTAAATTAAGTGCGTGTAGCAAATTTAAGAGTTTAATTGAAACCAAACGTTTAGTTGTTGCAAGTAAACCCCTTATCAGTGAATTAAAGAACTTTGTTGCTAGTGGCAACAGTTTTGCTGCAAAAATTGGCGAACACGACGATTTAGTTATGAGTGCGTTGCTTGCTATACGCATGATTATGCTATTACAGCAATTTGACTCTAATTTAGACGCAGAACTTAAAGATGGTATTGATACGTTCATTGAACCAATGCCATTCATTATGATCTAAGATAAATAGTTTTATGTCTAAAGAAATTGAATCCATCTCATCAGCATTATTTGATAAAATACGCTCACGTTTTAGTAATGTAACGCTGGGCGACGAAACAGCCAAGGCTTGCTCAGATCCCGAAAAGGCTCGCTTTTTTAACTTTACCTACGCCGGACAAGATGGCGCAGAGTTTGGCAATGTAACTATTAGTTTAATTGATGAATCAGCATTAAAAGTATATTTTGGACAAAACATCTCAGGAGAGATGGACCGCGAACAACGCAAAGAATGGTATGAATTTTTACGTAACTTAAGAAACTTTGCAAAACGTAACCTATTAACATTTGACACACGTGATATTAATAAATCTAATTTAGAACTTAAAGACGTTAAGCAACAAGCTAAAGCAGATGACGTATTTACAACAGGCGATATTCAAGTAACAGAAAGCAAACTATATGGAACGCCTGGTCGTCCATACAATAGTTTTGCTGACAAAGGCGCAACTAAAATTCTTATTCGTCACGCAGACAAAGTAAACGATGAAGTTCGCGGAAGCCGTGCTCGTAAGATTCAAGAAATCTTTTTAGAAACAGAACGCGGCGAACGCTTCTTATTACCACACACAAACTTGGGCGGTGCTTATGCCATGGCAGAAAATTTAAATGCTGGCGGCACAATCTACGATGAACGTGCAAAACACATTGATGATCTAATTGCAGAAATGAGTGCAATGCGTCATTTTGTGCGCTCAACAAAACACCGCCAATTTGAAGATTCAGAAACAGACGACATGACTCGTAGTGCAGTACACCACTATGATAAAATTAAGCGCACCTTACGCCAAATGCGCGGGGCACGTGGATACCGTAGCTATTTTGAAACATGGATACCAGATCACGAAGAACAAGATACTATAGATGTTGATGCACTACGTGAGCGTTTTGTTAAAAAAGTATACGACGATCGTTTTACTGAAGCACTTCCTATTGTATACAAAGCATACAAAAAATATAAATCAGAAGCTGCCGGTCAATTAGGTGACGAGTTAGCTGAATGGGCAGACGAAGTAACTGAAAGCTCTTGGGCTAAACCAGACAATAGCGACAAAGTTCGTGCGTTGCAAGAACTAGTGGCAACTCCTTTAGCAGTTGGTATCGATGGAGTGGATGCTGTATCTGCGTTAGAACCAATTATTGGCGACGATGATTTAAATGATGCAATCTATCACTTAGCTAGTAGCCAAGGCCCGGATGCTGATGCACGTGCGCTAGTTAAGTCTTGGATTAGCAACAACATGCCTGAACTATTAAGCAAGTTACAGTTTGGTCCTGCTAATGCAGATGCTGCCATCACCGCAGAACCGGCACCAGTAAGTCCAAGTCAAGCTGAACCACACGATCAGTACGGTGCTACTACAATGGATGAGCCAGTAACGGACCCAAACGTTTCTTCTTTAAAAGAAGCAGACGCATTAGATTTTATTCGTAGCCTAGCAGGACTTCGTAAATAACTTACTAACTAAGTTATTAAATGGAAATTATAAAATCAACAAACGGATTCCCCTATGCGTGGAAAGCCGGCAGAGTCGAACAACTAATTCGAAACATATTAGAAAACAAAGCACGTGAACAGCTAAACGTTGAACGTGTTATGTTTATCAATCCAACATGGTTGCACGAAGATGATATTGGTAAGAGTATTCAAGAAGCCAACCCAGAATTTATTATCTGCCACAACTTTGTAGATCCTGCTGTACCTAAAATATTTGATGCTATTCAACAGTCGGGAGTACCTTATATTATCTTAGGTAACTCGGCACAGTACCGCATTGACTTTTGGGCAATAGTGTGCGATTTGTATTTTCAAAACTACGAAGAACGTGACCTAGACGTAGAAGCAACTGCTCGTAAGTACATCTGTTTAAATCGTAAACCACATCCACATCGCATTGCTATTGTCAATGAATTAATAAACGCTGGCTTACAAGAGCAAGGATACCTTAGCTTGGGCTTACCGGGCGATCGTGCTATTGTCATTGATGAAACATTCGAAGATAGCCAAGGCATCCGTGACGAGTACGGTAACTTGGGAGTAGACGAAACATTTGTAAGTCACAAGATACGCAACGACATTTTTAGTGTGGGTAGTCCGCACGTATGGAATAACAGTTTGTTATGCTTGGTATCAGAAACCGAGTTTGCTAATGCTTATCCTGAAAATTTCTTTACCAGTGAAAAAACATTTAAACCTATTATAGGTATGCGTCCTTTCTTTATCTACGGACAAGCACCACTACGACAGCATCTAAAAGATTCTGGATTTGATATATTTGATGATGTATTTGATTACAGTCGTATAGATGAGTCAGCGCACGACCCAGAACGACAAAAGCAATACGCACACGCAGCTATACAAGCTATTAATGCAGTAACAAATCCTCAAGAAGAATACCACAGAAAATATTTTGGTCGTTGCCAAGCAAACAAGCGACAGTTTAGAACTTACGTGTATGAACAATGGCGTAGATTAAACGCTTTGGATTTAACACAATATGTATAATCATCAGTTTAGTATACCCAATTGGTCCCGTATACAAAATCCATATCACTATGTAGACCGTAGCAGTCGCGAGCTTGTTATAACCGTAGGCGACAGTTGGACTTACGGCGATAGCTTGGGAACCACAAAGGTACGCAACGGCGTGGATGATACAGATTATAGACTTAGTCATGTCTACGGCAACTTGCTTACAGAACAATTAGGCGCAGATTGGATGAATCTAGCACTACCTGGTGCCAGTAACTACTGTATGCTAAATTGGTTGGGGCAACTACTAGATCGTAAGTTTAACTATGGACAGATTACTTGTGTCATAACATTAACCGAAGCCGGTCGTCACGAAGAACTGCGCTGGGCACAGGGAAACTTATTGCAACCAGCATTAGAAAACATAGTAACTAAAACATACTCAATGGTCAAAGAACTGCGCTTACGCTTTCCTCGAGTAGTATTCAAAGTAGCACATAACTTTACAGACAGCGTTGATGGATACGGTGTTATTGAAAAGACCTGGTTAGAAGTATTAACCAATCAACAACTACAAGACAATACCTTTATTGTTGTCAGCGATCATATTAAACAACTAAACTATGATCGTACATACC